GTTCTTTGGCGGGCACTTCGCAGGCTCATGTGACGGCCTTCTCAAGGGCATATTTCCACCTCCCAGTGAAGAAGTAGTCTTGCTGCTTGAGGTTAAGAGCGCCAACGACAAGCGGTTCAAGGAGCTTGTAAAGCTGCAGAGCTACGAAGCTTGGAGCGAAACGTATCGATGGCAGATTCACGCTTACATGGGCGCCCTTGGCCTGACCATGTGCATGGTGGTAGTGGTCAACAAGAACAATAGCGAGGTGTACGAGGAGATCATCGACTTCAACCCAGACCTCTGGGACAAGGCGCAGGCTAGGGCTTGGCGGATCATCACCAGTGATGCACCCGACAAAGACACACGCATGTCTGAGAAGGACTGGCGCATGAAGAATGAGTCCAACCTGTACCGTGATATCTACTACGGGCGCCGTCTGCCGGAGTCGGTCAACTGCAGGAACTGCAAGAACATCAAACCGCTAACTGAATCAAACGGTGCCGTGTGGTACTGCTCACGAAGCAATAGGGCCATACCTTTGGAAGAGCAGAAGCTTGGTTGCAAAGACCATCTGTGGATACCAGAGCTTGTGAATGCCAACCATCTGCCCGGTAAGAGCACAGAGGATTCTGTGGCTTATCAGGCTGGGATTATGGAGTTCTACAACTCAACGTCTGAGGTGACGGGTGAGTATCACTACAGCAGCACAGAGATGCGTGAGTTATCTAAGGCAGACTTTGAAGCTGGCTTGATGATGACGGGTGAGAGCGTGAGGCGTGAGTTCCCTGGCAGCTACCTTGAGAACGTTGACGAGCGCAAGATGCCGTTCTAGGCCCACTCTCGTGGGTCTTTGACGATCAGTATCTTGAGGCCAGGGTAGAGGGCTTCGACAAGCTTCTTCTTGAGGGTGAATACCTGAGTGATGATGCCCTTGGTGTCCTCTACTACTACCTTGCCATCGCGCTTGTAACGAAAGTCCGCAACGTATGAGCAGATCTTTTTGTCTTCACCTTCTACGGTGATCACGCATGGGAAGTCTACCTGCACCTCAAGGTCAGTGATCTCACCAGCTTCTTGGTAACGCTTGAGTATCTTGTACCGGGCTGCTTCGAGTTTGGAGTCAAAGACAATACCATCGTACTCAGTCTTCTTGGCGAAGTACTTGCTCTTGCCTTTCTTTGGTGCCCGCTTCGGGATCACATCAACTACCACCCATCAGTTTTTCTTCTTCCTGCTGGCGCAAGAACTGCGCAGCACGATTAAACAGCGATGGCATCTGAGGCGCAACAGGCGCTGTGCTAGGCTGTGTAGGCGCTGTTTGAGGAGCAGGCTGTGGGGATGGTGCAGGTTGCGCAGCAGCCTTTTGTGCGGCTTGTGCTTCGGCTTGAGGCCTAAATGATCTTCCTTGGATTTGAGAGAATTCTTGTGCCACTTGGCCCATGTCAAGAGGATTAGAGAGCTTATTCTCACTTCCTCTCATTGCGATAGATATGGTTTCTTTACTTGGAAAGAATGCGTTGAATCTTCCTGACATGACCATGCCAAGGTTTGGCGTCTTAGCTTCTCTTAACGGTTTAATTATTTCTGGAGTTGAAAGGCCAAGCGTCTTCGCGTCTTCAATCGCCATGTTCAAGTCGCGCAGAGCTTTGAAACGCTGCTCGTTTGCAGTGATGAACGCTTGTGTCGCTGTTTCAGCGTCAGCGCCTCCGCGCTGTTTAGCAACTTGGTTAAAGATGCCAGCGGCGTCACGCACGTTTCTTGCTGCTTCAAGAGCACGATAATACAAAACTCGTTCAGTTCGCGGCTTAATACTTTTTACTCCAGTTAAAGCCTCTGTAAATTCTTGTGCTGGATCTAGTCGATAACCTTGTCTATTTACGCCAAGGCGTTCATTTCCTGTAACAACGGAAGCCACTGCTCTTGGAAGATCTCTCATTCTAACGTCTAGATAACCAGGCGCTATTGAGTCTGCAGCTGTCGTAACATCAACAGGAAGAAAACCCGGCGTAATTCCATCTGCAAGGTGAGCAAAACTTTTGCCAAGCTTCATGCCTAGTGGGTCAGTTTCGTTGTAAATCGGACGATTAAACGTGGTTTGGTTTCTGGTCAAATCAAACAACTTTTCAGTGATAATCGACTCGCTCATGAACGGTGAAAAGAACTCGCCTGTTGACTGAGTCGCTGCGTTCAAAGCTATCTTGCTGAGTTCTTCTTCTTTTGTGATGCCATTGTTCACTGCGTTGAATACCGCAGCAGCTGGTCGCCCTACATAATCATAAGGGTTGGTGTAGGAGAAGTTGTAGAAGTCAGTGACTTTGCCATTTTTGTCTGTGGCTAAAGGTATGAGCGTTGAGTTTCTATCCCACTCTGCAGCCATAGATCGTTTGTAAGCATCAATCTGATCTTGATCGGCGCCAGTCAACAACGTTCCGGCTGTGACCAGAGATGCTGGTATGGCCGCATTTACCGATATGATTCCAGTCAATCGCTTCATGCCTATCTCACGAAGCTCTGGCGATTCACTACCAAGCTCTTTGATACTACGCCCAAGAATATTGCCTGTTGTTCTGATCATCTCAGCGGGGAAAGCAACAAAGTTACCAAAAGGTAACTGACGCAAACGTTTGATGGCTTCTGGAACACGGGCATAGTTAGGCACGGTATCCTTGACGATTTCTGCGGCCTCTCGCTTTAAGGCAAGTTTAAGCTGATCTTCTGTTAGTTCTGACGGCCTTATCACTGCGCCAAATTCTGTGAAGTTTCTAGGATCAGAGACAGGAATCGCTACATTTGGATTTCTTTCAACTATGTTTTTTAAACGACCACGTTCCATCTCAAAGCTATACGTCTTCCACACATCATCAGAAGCTTGGTAAAGCTTTGCAGCAAAACTGTTTTGTAAGCTTTGCGTTCTCTTGAACAGCCTGTTGCCTATACCAGAGCCTAGGCCAGTGCCTTCTGCCGCATCTTTCAGAAGCGACTCAAACTCACCAATCTTGGCGTTGGTGTTGATCACGCCTAAGTCAACAAGCTCATTGTAATATTTTTGCCTTTCAGCAAGCGTCATGTTTGCCTTGCCTGGCCCAGTCAACCGTTGATTCAAATTGCTGAATACTGTTGATACAGAGTTAGCCAAAGACTTTGAGTTGCCCACGTTGCCGTTTGCAAGTGCAAAGAAGCCAGCGGTTGTTGCGTTCCTGATCTGTGTGATCGGGCTGTAAACAGTCTTAGCTATTTGTGAAAGGCCCTTGACCCCAAGGAATGTGGAGTAGAGAGGTATGCCACCCTTGGAGAGATCAAATATGTCGGCCCCACCCTCTAACGCAGCTTTGTATTCATTCTTTACATACTTGCCTGCAAGAGGGCCAAATCTAGCTTTTTGTGAGTCAGTTATTTCACTAAGAGGATTGCCTGCTTCTGCGCCAATTCTTGAGTACTCACCAAGGCGAGCATTAGGAGGTAGTGTGTCAAATATAAATCTAGAATCACCAAGCTTGTTGTTATAACGCATTAAGTTTTCATAGTGATCAGCTTTTGCAATGTGCTTTGACATTACATCAACTGTTTCAATCATCTTGGTTCGTAGCCCAAGTTCTTGCTCTGCTACATCTCTCGCTCTTATTTTTTCAGGCTTGAATCTAGCAATAACATCTTTTGCGCCTGTATATTCTCCAAGAAAGTCTCTAACTGCAGGTAGATTATCTAGCTTTCGTCCCTTCAACATGCCTTGAGAAACACCTTGTAAAGTAGGTTGATCAACTACATCTTTTGGCCTCATCTTGGCATTGTTAAAGTTGCCTTGAATCATGCTATTCAAAAGCTCTCTGGCTTGATTTGTATCAAGTTGAGAGACTTCATCTAAACCTCTGCTTGACTTAACAAGCTCCTCTACTGCAAGTTCTGCTTGCTCTGCTGTAGGAGAATAGTTGGCATCTTTCAATGCCCGATAAAGGCGTATGCCATAAAAGGTTTTGTTATCACCAATGGTTTTTATTAAAGCGTCTTTAGTCTCTTTGCTGTGAAGACCATCTTTCAGTATTCCTTGAACTGACCCGCTAAGCTCTTCTATTTGGTTACGAAGATCACTTGCGCCATCAAACAAGCTTAGGTCTTTTCTATTGCCGAACAAACTCTTAGGTGTGTTTTGAGCAATAATATCATCAATCTCTTTTAACTTTTTTTCAGCGCCTAACTGAACGGTTTTTCTTCCGACACCAGGCTTCATAGCTGACGATTCTGCAAACAAAAAGTCATTCAACGTATCAAGCACTTGTGACTTGTCTTGATCGTTAAACAAGCCTTCGTTCTTGTTGACGAAGGTCAGCGCGTTTTCCATCTTTTCAACAGCTTGCCTGGCAGCAGAGTTTTGAGCAGATATCTGCGTCAATCTCATTTCATCGTATTGCTTGGTAAATCTGTCAGGAAGCTCACCTTGCTGGGTCAAATACTTACGCCCAACCTTGCCTAAGCGTTCAAGATTTTTTTGTATGAAAGTAGGATTCTCAAGGTCAGGCTTCACACCAACTGCGCTGAATGGCGTTTCTGGATCACGAATTGCCCTTGCAGCTTCTTTGGCAAAGTCAGTTCGCCCTATGGCTTCAACGCCTGCACCCACAGACTTGGCACCAAGTTTAGCGATGGCGGGAACGCCAAGGACGATAGCGGCACCTTCTGCACCGACACGCAGACGGTTAGAAAGATTTGCTGCAGCACGCTCAGCGCCTTCTAAGTCGGATGTGTCTATCCTTTTGGTGGGCCCAGCATCAAAAAAGTCGCCAAGCGTATCAACATCAGGCGTAGTCGCTGCTATATCTGCGCCAACTGTAGCGGCTATTTTTCCCGGAGTGGTGAGTGCCTTAGCAGCTTTGACTGCTACACCACCGGGGGCAGCAAACTGAGCAATAAATCTTGCTGCTTTGCCAAGTTCTGTTGATGTCTCAGGTTTATATTTAGCGAAGAAGTCTCGTATCTGTTGAGCATCTTCTTCAGACCCAGCAAGCTCAAAGGGTAGCGTCGATATGCCTTCAGCTGCGCTGACAAGACCGGCGCCCACTCCGCGAAGCACATCTCCTGTTGCAGATATGTCTTCTTCGCCTAGTTGTGCGCCACGT